GTTCAGTTTAGCTACAGGTATGCCGGTGATTTCACTTAATTTTTTAGCACTTTTGCCATCGGGCACTGTGGTATTGGTCACGCGATCTACCAGTCCGTGTTTATAACTCCATTTGAGTCCAGGGTGTAAAGCAGACACAATACTAGCAAGTATAACATGACGACTCATACCGGTTAAGTTGCTTCCTTCGGGCGCTCCTGACATACTAAATGCTTGCCAGCCTGGATCACCAAACATCAAGTCTGCTTGAACAAATCCATTTTTAGGATCACCGGCTATAGGTGCCTTAACATGTACGCTGTCCCCAGACTTTTTAATATCTTTAGCATCTACACCTTTTGATAGTAGAACTTTAATCAAATCTTCTTTGGTAGTTTGTGTTTCATCTACTGCCAGATCTAGATCACCAGAACTGGATTTTCTTCCTGTAGTTCCTAACCAAGTTTCCATAGGAAAGGCTATATCAGTTACTGATTCAAGCCACTTGATTGTGCTAGGCACAGAGTCACGATCAATTCTTTGTGTAAGCGGTTCGCCACTGGGCGTTTTAAATATATTACCGCCTTCTAATAACTTATCTGCCACGACGACCTCCGCGACCTTGATATGCTGTTTTTGTAGCAGCAGGAATTTGCTCCATTCTGCCGCCCGCATCCGCAAATTGATCTAATGCGCCGTGTGCGGATCGAGGCATGGCGGCACCAAACTCATCAGTCCATTTTCCTCCAGGGTATTTGTAAAATGTTGCATTGCCTTGTGGATTAGTTACTCTAATTCTTTGTCCAGTTGGAATATCTGCAGCGGTAGGAATTTGAGCTGAAGATTTAGTTTGTTTTGTATTGGTTGTATTAGGAGGTAATACTGCTTTTCTTGCCTGTTTGCTAGTTTGTAATGCAAGTTGTTTCCGTAAGTTCTCTTCTTTCTCGGCTGCTCTTTTTTCTTGGTCACTTTGAGATCTTTGATAAGGTGTTTCCCATCCTTTTTTCATCAATTCTTTATAAAAATCCTGTAATTGTGCAGGACTTCTTTGTCCCTTTTGTTTTATTTTGTTATATACTTTTTCTGCATCAGGAGCTAAACCAAACATTTCACCAGTTTTTTTAATAAGCTGATCATCACTAGGTTCGCCGGTAGGTTGATCTGTATCTGCAACCTTGCGTAATGCGCTAGGCAAAAGTGCTTTGCCAAAGCTGGACCAAAACCCTTGCTCATTTATAATATCTTTAATCTTCACGCCTAAATCTCCTTACTCCGCGAGCAAATTTTGCAGGATCTTGGGCTCTGATGCTGTTAAGCAATCTGCGCTCTAGTTCAGCTGCTTGCTCTGCATCATAATTCTCTTTGATATAATTAATCAAATTAATAGCACCTTGTATAACATGCCCGGCACGACTTTCCACAAGGTTTTCCCTATCCTTGCTAACAGGCATGTGAGCTAATTCATCTAATATGCTGCGAGTGCGTTTTTGCACAATTTACTCCGAATAATTAATATTTATTGTATTTTGGCTTTCGGCGCGATTAGGGAAAAAATCTTCGCATTGGCCCTCTCTCTGCAGATCAGCGGTTAAGCAATGCACTCCGCTATCCCAAAAATTTACATGCCTAAAAGGTATTACATGCGCTTTGATATTATATTTTTCTAATCGCTTGAATGTTACTTCGTCTTCTTGTGTGCATAACATATTGTGCTGATCAATCATAAGCACATTTACACCCACGCTCGTTTCTTCAGCAAACCCTAGCCAATTAGTAATGTACATTTCAACAAAATCAATGAATTCATTGTTATTTTCTTCTCCTTTTACTAGCCATTTCCCACGATTTTTTTGTTTCAAATTTTCAAAATTTCTAAATAACTGACCATTGTTATGCTTAATTGTAACTACTTCCCAGTCTGGGAAATGTTTTTGAAAAACAGAAAGGTCTAAATCGCTATTTGCCAAAATTAAGCCGGGCGCCAATACTGCAAAAACTCCATCTAAATGTCCTTGAGTATCAATAATATGAGATCTATAATCAGGAAAAAATTTTCTCAATTTTAACTTTAATTCTTCTATATTTTGTCCTGGCCACAATCCCGAATAAAGATCTTTTCCGACTCTACAAATCATTGCACTGTCTATTTTTTCGTCATAAACAATATTATTACCCAGTTCCTTTGCTAATAACTCAATGTGTTTAAAACCTGAATAATCTCTATAATATAAATCTTCAACACAGGTAATTTGCATATGTTTTGCAAACGATTCTTTAATATGCAAAGGCAAACTATTCCAGTCCTGCGTAGTCTGCGGCGGAGACACGTTCCAGCTAGAATTTTCTAGAAGTCTCCAATGATGAAATTTGTCAGTCTGCGGCATGAACAAGTTATTTCCAAACACACCAATATCATCTCTCGGAGTCAATGGCGGTGGTAAAAATTTATCTCCAACTTTATAATAGTTTAAATCATTATGTAAAGTTGGCCTATACACCTCAACTCCAAAGGACTCAAGTTTTTTTTGAATTACCTCTAGATCTTCTAGTGTATGTAAAGAAATTTTTTCAAAGACGTTACGTACTTTTGAGTTTGTAATGAAAGAATAAAATTCCGGAGGATAAGTGCTGCCAAGAAGGCATTTTTTTAATTTGTCCCAACTTTGATATACAGACAGCATTATGCATTCGTTGAGTTGCTAAGTTTTGTAAGTAAGTTTCCGATACCCAAAACCTTGTTAGTATCTTTTGTTTTGACAACGTTTATTAGTTTAGTAGGTGTAACATCAAGTTGTTGGCAAATATAGTTATACATATTTCCATATATATCCCAGGTGTAATCTCTTGGTATGCTGTTAATAAGAAAATTGCCGCAATTAATGATTCCGGCATTTACATCACCGTAATACTTTGTCATAATAGTAACACTATCCATACTTCTTTGCTTAGTCCATCTTAGACCAATTCTATTCCAATGACAATTATATTTGCTTAAACTCATTGCGAACGATTTTATATTAGGATGTCCTACATCTATTTCTATTCCATTTGCAACTAACATCCATGCAAAATCAATATGAATATCTATATTTCTTTGTTCGCAAATTTTTAAAACATCTTCCCAGTCTGATCTTAGATCGGCTGCTGCAAAATTTGGCAAAGACACAATTAAAGGTATGTCAGGTTGAAGTTCGTCGGGATTGACGCCTGACTTTCCCATTAATCCATAATATCCATATTCATTTTTTAGAATTTGAATACCATCCCATCCATATTTTAGAATAAGTGATTCAATAAAATGAGTACATCCCATTATTACATCTACACACTCAAATTGATTCCAATTATGTATTGTGTTAATTTTTGTAGATTTAAACCAGCTATCTGCTTTGTTAATAAAATCTTCTACATTAATATTAGTATGTTTTCCTTCATACCAATGAGATCTTAGATTTGTTAAGAAATCATCAGCTACTGGGTATAATTTTTCCGTTAAATCATTTAAAGAAAATTGCTGCATTAAAAAACTCCTCCGCCCATTCGTTTCATTATATATTCATAAAAAGGACTTGTAAAATTAAAGATCCAAGTTCCATTAAAAGTTAAGATTTTAGAACCAAAAGTTTTTTCAGGTAAAATAATCTCACGGTTTCGTGCATTTCTGATAACATGTGAAGGATAATCAAAAACTGCATAACTGTTGTCATTGCATAGCCATTCACAGTCGATATTATCTATTTTAATTTTTTTAATTTCCAGGACCTGATCAATTTTTTCCCCATTTGGTTTAATCATAGTTTGTGATAAGTCGTAGTTAGATCTTTGAAGTTTTAAGGTATGCTCTTCGCCAAATGATAAATCATAGGAAAAATTTATTTTTTTTTGGCCTTGAATATAGTCTGAGAATTGAATTATATCATTTACATAAATTTCTAAAAAAGGCGCTTTATCAAAAAAAATTCCTTCGACAAGTATTTCAAATTTTAAATTTTCTTTAGTCATAAAAAAGTTAATGTGTCATCCAATCTGAAATAAATTCAGTAAAAGGACAAGAAAAATCTAAATACCAAACTCCATTGTGACTAAAACGAGTAACACCAATGGCTTTTTCATCTAATATGTAACCTGCTTCTCTTTGTTGAGTAGCCCAAGGTTCAGGATATTCAGCTATATTTACACTTTTACTGCCAACCAAATCTAAATCATATCGTCTCAAATTGATACCATTTATTACTAATCTTTCAAGTTCAACGTATTGTTCAAGCATGATCCCATTTTCGTCAATTTTGTTTTGACTATTATCATTACCCTTGCGTACTATTGTTAATCTGTGCTCTCTATTATATTTGCATTCGTGAGTAAAAGTAATTTCATTAATGCCTTTAGAAAGTACGTTGTCAAAATGTTTTGTGTCATTTACATAAATTTCGATATGTGGAGGCTTATCCCAAAAATCTGAGAATAATTCTATTTCAAATTTTAATGTTTCCATACTCATTATTCCTTAGACTTCAAATTAGCTAGCATTTGTTTTAATTTTGCACTATCAACATTTGCCTGTACTGATTTTTCAAGATCAAAACCTGGCTTAGGTTTGGCAGTAATCATTGGCGATGCATTTATTGTACTACTTGCTTTAATCTGATCCATAATTTGTGTTCCTGTACGATGTCCAGGTCCACCATTTTCACTTTGTGCATCTTCGCCCGGATCAGTGATTCTTAGACTTTCGATATTAAATTCTAAATCTACCTTTTGTCCCACACCGCTTGAACTACGAGTTTTCATTAATTGTATCTGATATCTTCCACGCTCACGCATTGCCCGACTTGTAAAAATACCAAACACATTATCTGCTGTGTTAATTTTACTTATACCACCTGAAATATGGCTATGATCAAATTCAATTTCTTCAACTGCACTACGATTTAGCTGAGAGGCAGTAATCATTAATATGTTAAACTCTCTAGCCAAATTTCTTAGTTCTTCGCTTACATATTTGTCTTTAACGAAGAGATCGCTAGGACTAACCTTAGCACTTACGGGCATAACAAGATCAAGATAATCAACCATGATGAAGTCTGTACGTTGCCCTGTTTGTATTTCAAGTTCTTTCAGATATGCACGAATATGATTAACATTGCTTTGCGCCGGCATGTACTTGATGCGCAACTTGCCTGACTTCTTACCTACCATGCGAATCTTCATTTCTAATGTGTCTAAGTCCCGGAAGATTTCTTTTGTGCTGCAATTGGCTACCATGGCATCCATACGCATTGCACATAATTCTTCACTCAGTTCCAATGTCAAGAACACACCATTGAGTCCGGCAGTAATCCAGTTAATTGCAATGTTTTGCATAAAAAGACTTTTACCACTGCCACTACCACCAGCAAAAATATTAAGCTCACCACGATTCATGCCTCCAAACAGTCGTTGATCCATAGTAGGCCACCCTGTACTAACTTGGCCATTATTAGATTTAATTTTCATTAATCTGGCTCTAGGATCTTCAAAATAATCTGTGCCCATGTCTTTGGTCAAGCTGATTTGCACAGCGTCTTTGATTAATTTTTCAACAGGATCAAATTCACCCTTTTCAATCATGTCGGCTGCTTTTAAAATAGCTCGCTCTAGTTCTTGCTTGCGACTAAAGCTTTCAAATTCTTCCAGGAACCAATCATAATGACCTTCCCTTAGTTCAGGTACTTCGCGTAATTCTACTCCGGTGGCTGCTTGTATTTGTTCTCGAGTAGGCAG